TGGATACGTGGCTGGCATAGGTGGCTCCGGCATCGTCATCGTGAGGTACGCGATATGAATTATTTACTAGAAACCACTGCCACTAATCACCCCTGGAGGATGGTGCCATGAGTTGGGTTATTACAGGAAGAGAGGCTGGCCCTGCCGACCCGTTTATTGGAAGCGTGTCGCTGCTACTGCATGGCAATGGTACGAACGGTTCCACCACGATCACGGATAGCAGCCCCACGCCTAAGACGGTAACAGCGGTTGGCAATGCCCAAATATCAACAGCGCAGTCAAAGTTTGGTGGAGCCAGCATTGCGTTTGATGGAACTGGGGACTGGCTTACTACTCCTAATTCTTCGGCCTTTGACCTCCCCGGCGATTTCACAGTTGAGTGTTTTTGTCGTTTTAATGCATTGAGTGCATCACTAGGTAGCATTGCTGGCAAGTGGCTAAGCACTGGATCCAATCTTGCATGGCTCATCCAATTCGACGAATCTAGAATCCTTTTTGTTCAAGGCAACTCTGGATCATTTAACAGTTCGCTTTCGTGCAACGTCACAATTACGACGGGGGTTTGGTACCACATAGCTTTTGCTAGAGTCGGCACAACGCTTCGGGGATTTTTGGACGGGATTGCGGTTGGCACTCAAACAACAAGCAATAATTTAACTGGTTCGACATCGCTGTTTATTGGCGCCAATCAAGACAATACGGGGCAGGCTTTGAATGGCTACATCGACGACCTCCGTATTACCAAAGGCATCGCCCGTTACACCGCCAACTTCACCCCACCCACCGCGCCGTTTCCGGATATTTGACCCTGCCCTCGTAGTGTCCCCGTCTTGTCGGTTGCCGCTAGCGTGTATTTGTCACCGCTGCTTCGGCAGCGGAACTAAGTCCCTGGCAACAGGGCAGCCGGGGCGCTCCCGGCTCCAATAACACCCCCTAAGCCTCTCCACGGAAGCTCAAACCTGGGGGTCACTATTACCGCCGTTGCAGGGCTGTACGCAATGCACAGCGACGTATGGCCGTGTGCGGCTGTCTTGTTAAAGGATGGGCCGCTTCCCTTACACGAGCCGGTGACGTGTTAAAGGCGGCGTGGTATAGATTGGGGGTGGCCCCGCGTGCTTGCAACACCGAGGCCGTGACCACCCTGCCTAAACAGGATGATAAAACGACCTTACCGGACCCTCGTTGAGCGGGTCCACTCCTGCATCGTTGGCGAGCCGGAGTGCGGCCACATGCAGGCCAGAGCCACGATCCGCGAAGTGGCGGCGTGGTTGCGCGGGCAGCAAGGAGACGTTGGTCTTTTCAATGCTGGGCTTGTGCTCGATAAGGAGGCCGAGCGATGACCCACCCGATCACCCCACCGCATGAGCTGGTGCAGCAGTGGCGCAACTTGCCTGAATACGTCAGCCAGTTGCAAACGATGTCCACAGTGACGATCACGACTGAAAGGCTGCAACACATCGCCACCCAAGCCGCCCGCTGGGGCGCCGACCAAGAGCTGGAGGCGTGTTGTGAGTGGCTGGTTCGCAACTACAACTACCCAGAAGCTGGCAATCCTCTCCACACCGCCCGCCGCCCCAAGCCGCCGAGCTTGAAGGAGCAGGCGCTGGACCGCTGCAACGACTACATCGACCCTGACGGCATCATCCGCCGCGCACTAGAGCAACTCGATGACTGAACCTCTCTCCCCCGCCGCTGAAGCTGTGCTGGATGCCGCCAACGGTGCCAGCTCCTGGGGGGCAGATGACTGCCTCAACGAAGCTCGGCAGATAGCCGCCGCGGCCCTGCGAGCTGCTGCGGATCAGGTGGTGCCAGAGCTTGGTAGGCCCCGCACGGCAGACGAGCGCACTTTGTACCACGAAGGACGGCTTGATGCGGTCATTCGACACAGGCAGCATTTCCTCGCCATCGCCGCCGAGCTGGAGCAGTCGTAGTGACCACCTCTAAGCAGCTACGCTGACCCTGTGACCTGATCCATCCTTCCGCCGGGTGCTGCGCCAACAGCCCCGGCTTTGTTTCTATGCAGGCCCGCCATGACCCGTGATTCCCTCTGGAGCCAGCTACCGGAACCCCTGTCCACGGACTTCCGGTACTTCCTGGTGCTGGTCTGGCGCCACCTGAACCTGCCGGACCCCACGCCCATCCAGCTCGACATCGCTGCGTACATGCAGCACGGCTCCAAGCGCCGCATCGTTGAAGCGTTCCGGGGCGTCGGCAAGTCTTGGATGGCCGCGGCCTATGTGCTTTGGTTGCTGCGTGGCAATCCACAGCTCAAGATCATGGTCGTGTCGGCCTCCAAGACCCGGGCCGATGACTTCACCATGTTCTGCATGCGGTTGATCCGCGAGATGCCGATGCTCCAGTGTCTGGAGCCGGACCGGGATGAGCAGCGCTCAGCCGTGAACCGGTTCGACGTCAGGCCCGCGATACCGGACCAAAGCCCATCCGTTAAAGCTGTTGGGATTTTTGGCCAGTTGACGGGGTCCCGGGCCGACTTGATCCTGTCGGACGACGTGGAGACCCCGACGACGTCGTGGTCTGTCGGCATCCGGGAGAAGCTCCTGGCCGCTGTCGGTGAGTTCAACGCCATCCTGAAGCCCGGTGGCGAGATCATGTTTCTGGGTACGCCCCAGACCGAGGAATCGATCTACAACAAGCTGGCTCAACGCGCCTACGAGGTGCGCATCTGGCCGGCTCGGTACCCGGAGAAGCCCGTCAAATACGGCGACGCCTTGGCCCCGGTCATTGCGGAGGACTGCCTGGACCTGGTCGGCCAGCCGACGGACCCAGGTCGCTTCAGCGAAATGGACCTGCTGGAACGCGAGACGTCGTACGGCCGGTCGGCCTTTGCCCTGCAGTTTCAGCTGGACACCAGCCTGTCCGACGCCGAGCGGTTCCCGTTGAAACTGGCGGACCTGATGGTGCTGGAGGTCTCAGACCACGCCCCGGAAAAGCTGGTCTGGAGCTCCGGGGCCGAGTACCGCATCTCTGACCTGCCGGCCGTCGGCTTCAACGGCGATTACTACTACCGGCCGGCGTACATCCACGGCTCCTGGTTGCCGTTCCAGGGCTGCGTCATGTTCATTGACCCCTCTGGCCGCGGCCTGGACGAGACGGCCTACGCGATCGTGGCGCACCTCAACGGGAACTTGTTTCTGCTGGAGTCTGGTGCGTTCCGGGACGGTTACTCGGAAGCTGTTTTGCAGGGCCTGGCAGCGGCTGCAAGGCGCCAAAAGGTCAACTTGGTGCTCCTGGAGGACCAGTTCGGCCAAGGCATGCTGGAGTCCCTGCTGAAGCCGTACCTGCAGGTGCAGCATCCGTGCACCATTGAGACCGTTCGGTCCAACGTGCAGAAGGAACGTCGCATCATCGCGGCCTTGGAGCCGGTGCTGAACCAACACCGCCTTGTTGTCAGTCGGTCGGTGATCGAAGGCGACGCCAAGACCCGGGACGACGAGGCCATCGAGAAGCGCCTGGCGTACCAGTTGTTCCATCAGTTGACTCACCTCACCGTCGACCGGGGCTGCTTGGCCCACGACGACCGTCTGGACGCTCTGGCTGGTGCCGTTCAGTATTGGAACGAATCACTGGCCATTGATGAAGACCGAGCAATCAAAGAGCGACAGTCAGAACTCTGGGACCTGGAGCTTCAGGCGTACATGGGGGACCTTGAAGGGGCGCTGGACCGAAGCCTTTTGGGGGGCAGTATTACGGATCTTGCAGCGGCCCCAGCTGCCGGTGGTTGGATCAGGACCCGTCGTTAAACGGGCCAACGTCCGGGCCTGGGTGATCCGGATCCCGGGTGAGTTCATCGGGTACTGGGGCGACGGGGAGTCCGGTTCGTTCCAGACCGTCGTCGTTGCGGAAAACGAAGAGATGGCTTGGGACATTGCCACAAACTGCGATGTCTGGGAACGTATTCCGTGGGAAGTGGACAACGTCCAGATCTTTCCTCGGCTTCCCTTGCAGCAAACAAATGTCAACCATCCGGCTTGCGAGCGCAGCTAAGTTCTACAAGGAGCTGCCGCACCAGATTGCAGCCTGGAACGCCTTGGAGGCGGCCCTGACGCCCAAGCAGATCGAGGACTTTGCGGAGCTGTACAGGTCGGCCACGGAGGTCAAGGTGGGTGCTTTCAGGCCCAGCTCCCCGTTCAGCTACAAGCTGACCCCAAACGTGACGTATGGGGAGTTGACCCAACAGTCAGAGGCCCGTCGGTTCGTGGCCCAGCACCAGTGCGACACGGCCATGGTGCTGGCCCAGTTCGTCCAAAGGGCCCGGGACCACTTTGGTCGCCCCGCGATCATCACTTCTGGCCACCGTCCCCCCAAGATCAACGCCCAGGTGGGTGGCGCCAGCCGTAGCGAGCACCTTTACGACGCCAAAGACACGGGTGCTGTGGACTTCTACATCGACGGGGTGTCCGTTTACACGTTGCAGGCCTGGGCGGATAAGGAGTGGCCGTACTCCCTGGGCTACGGGGCACCAAAAGGGTTCGTGCATTGCGGGATGCGCCCCGGCAAACCCCGGGTAAGGTGGGATTACTGACACCAGACCCATGAAAAAAGGCGGCAAAGGCTCCAAGGGCGGTGGCGGCAAGAAGGGCTACTGATGGCTGACCCCAAGGCCGGCCTGTACATCAACATCAAGCGCAAACGGGACCGGATCAAAGCCGGATCTGGCGAAACCATGCGCAAACCAGGGGCCAAAGGGGCCCCCACGGCTGCTGCGTTCAAACAAGCCGCCAAGACTGCCAAAAAGAAGTAGGAGAACCGGGCTTCCTACCGCTTCACCAATGGTGTGATGACACCAGCCAGGATTTCAATGGCTCGGTACAGCTTGACCGCCATCCGGCTGTATTTGCCCAGGGCTTCGTTGTCCTTTGGGGTGGGTGTCAGGTTCACGATGGCCACTGCAGCGCCGTGGACAGCCACTGCAACGGCTACGTACTCAGCAAGCCTGGTGGTCATTGAGCTGAAGGGTCACTGGTTGCAGTTTGCCAGCCCTTGGTCAGGTTGTCTGCCGCCTCCTTGGCCAACCACTTGGTGATCGTGGCCTCGCAGTGCCAAGCAGCGTTCAGGATCTCTGCTGTGGCCAGGAGTCCGGACCAGTCTTCCGCCTCGTACAACTCCAACAACGTCCGCTGGACCCGTTCTTCCCGTAGCTCCAGTTCCAAGCTGCGTTCAAATTGGTTCACTGGTGCGGCACGTGCATCCGGGCCTCCAGTGTCGCAACCCGTTGCTCCACGGAGTTCAGGCGTCCAAAGGTCTCCTTGCGGTCCGCCTTGATGTCGACGTGCAGCTCTTCCAGCCTGGTTGCTACGTTCTCCACGGCCACGGTCAGACGCGTCACGACCTCTCTGTTGTTCGTGTTGCCACGGATGGCACCTGTCGTGCCCATCAAGATCGCGGTCAACGTCGACCCGACCAGAGCTGCAATGATCTCAACCATGGTCGGCGCTGTCGTCGATTTACCTTAGCGGCCCTGTCCACGGCTCTTCTTGCGCCCACGACGACGCGGGCGTGAGTTTTGGCCCTGGCCGATGCTGGTCGTTTTGGGTGGACCTGGTCGATGGTCGATGCGGCCGGTGCCGACTTTGGCTTTGACTGCCATCAGTCGAGCCCCAGCAAGGTGCGCAGTTCGGCCACGGTCAGGCCGGCGGCCGCAAGCCTTTGCTCAGGGGTCGGTGGCGCTGGAGCAGGCGCTGGCTCCGGCGCAGGCAGGGGCTCATTGCCGGACTCCAGCCACTCCAGGTACTCCCGGTAATCGCGGTTGGCGGGGTCAGGTGGGATGAACGTGTTGTCCGCAATGCGGAGAATCGATGAGGCTTGGGTGAGTTGGTAGGTCATGGTTTACAGCTCCGCAGAAAGGGTGGCGGCAAGGCCTGCGGATGTCGTGGTGCCGTTAAGGGTTCCGTTGCCAACCAAGCCGTCAACCCTCAACGTTACGTTTCCGTAAAAGGCCGATTGCATGGAAAAAGTAGCCCCAGTTGTCTGGGTTGTCCAAGCTGTCCCGTTGAAAAATTGGAACCCATACTGGTCAACGGCAATCGAAGGTGTTGCCCTGAACGTATTCAGTCCTTCGGGCGTAATAAAACATTGGTTAGGCCCTGAAAACGCACCGCCGTTGAGAGTAACAGTCTTAAAGTATCTGCGACAAAGCTCCAGTTCCAAGCCAATGGGCCTGCGTTCAAACGGGGTGGCGGCAGAGCCGGGTTCGATCTGGACTTGTGCTATGTCAAATGTGCCGGACTGATGGCCCAAATTACCGTTGCGGGCATCAAATGAAGAACCGCCGTCAAACCAGATTCCCACGTTTAGAAAGTGGTCGTTATTGGTGCCAAGTGTCTTGCCGCTGATTGAAGGCAGGGTTGCCGTGACTGTGACTTTTTGCCAGCTGGTACCAATGGAGACCTTGCTGACCCCGATAGCTTCAACTGTTGCGCTTGGGGAGCCACCAGAACCAAAAACTTGTGTTAGTTCTGTGGAAATGTTCTTAATGGCATCTGCCTTGGCCCAGAAGCTGAGAGTTACCTGCTGCCCCGCAAAGCTCCGAACATCTTCAATGCGTTGAAGCAAAATTGAATAATTGGCGGACCCGGTCACGGAGCTAACGACCGTTCGACAAAAGTACGTTGGCTCATTTGGTACTGCTGTTTGCCCGAGCGTGAACGCCTGTCGCGTTGCTGTGTGAGTTGTACCTAGGCGAGCATGAACCCATCGATCAGCGCCGTACTCGTTGCCCGTAAAGCTCGTCCCCCGTTGCCAGACGTCAAAGTTGCCGTTGATGATGCGGTTGCGCAGGCCTGCCAGGGGACCGTCGTTGATGCTGCTCACCGTTGGCGCGAAGCCTGACGCGAGCTTGGCGACCGTGACGGCGCCATTGGCAATCTTGGTTTCAGTGACGGCACCACTGGCGATCTTGGCCTCAATGACCGCCCCGGAGCCAATCTTTGCCTCGGTGACGGCCCCACTGGCGATCTTCGCCTCCGTCACGGCCCCGGTGTCGATCGTCCAAATCGTGCCCCCGACCGACGTCGTGATGTCGCCCTTGTCCCCGTTGGGAATCACGTTGGCCAGCCCTTCTTCCTGGCTGTCGC